CATATTCCAATTCCAACAATGTTTACCATCCCAATTCTTATTCCAAGGATAAATTTCACCAAAACAAATCTTTATCTCTGCATTAGAAGTCTCAAGATTATGTGCAGAATCATCAATAAATAAGCTACCACTCATATCTATATGAGACTTATTCTTATATTCTTTGAGATTAACTCCTATGAAATGACAAAATGGGAGAATTTCTTTACACCATTTTTCCTTTGCTCTGAGATTAGGACTATAGCCAGAAGAAACAATAGTAACTTCATCTTGTAAAGCAAATTTTCTTAACACCTCATAAGCTTGTGGCATAAATTTTAACTTATCAAAGAATCGTTGCTGATTGAAATATGTATTTATATATTCCCTACTTGCACAGTTAAGTTCTTCAAAGTTCCAAGTCTTAATCTGTTCTGGGAAAATATATTTATAACCACTGTAATATTTAAAATCTTCATTATATAAATCACATATTGCAGCAATTGTATCTACAATAACTCCGTCAAAATCAACAAATAATTTTATATAGCATCACTCCAATCGGTTAATTTATATTTACATTCACCATTTTTATCAAAACTATAATTTTCTCTAAGAAATTGAATATTGAATGGTGTGTTCTTGTTATGTCTTACACAATCTATATATGGACAATTACGATTTCCACAATAAATTCTTTCTATGTTTTCTTTTTTCAATTTCATCTAACTCCTTACAGATACGAGCGGTATCATAAGCGTCTCTACATTCATTACTAACTACGTAATCAACATATTTTTTTATATGCTTAAAATCTTTCTTATCAGCCTTATATCTACGTTTATTTTCTTTAATATCTTCAACAGAGCCATTAGAACGTACAAACATTCTTCTTTTAAGCTCTTTATTGGATACGTCAAGATATATAGAAACAATAGGCAAATAAGGATATTTTTTCTTAATATTTTTAAGACCTTCAGGCGTTAAAATAATGACCTTATTAGATGCATATTTATAATCACCTAAACGACTGCCATATAGCCACATTCCTTTTTCTGTTTCATATTCTCTATATTCTGCAAAATCGCCCTTTTCGATCATATTCATAAACTCGGACTGGCTAATAAAATAATAATCAACACCATCAATCTCACCTGTTCTCATAGGTCTTGTTGTACAAGTGGCAACTCTTGAATATCCCATAGAACATAATATTTTTGCAACGCTGTCTTTTCCTGAACAACTTTTTCCAATTAATACAATCACTCGAAACCCTCCATATCTTTTATAAATTTTTCAATTACATTACTATCATCACAATACAGACAAACATTTACTAACTCTAATAGGTTAAGTGAAAATATTGCCATGATAGATTTTGCATTAACTTCATACCTATGTGATTTAATTGTTATTTCTTCATCATATTTAGATACAATATCAACAAAATCCTTTATTCTTTTAATATTGTCTAATCTAATAACCGCTGTTGTTTCTAGCATGTTTCGTTCCTTTCTAATCAAAATACATTCTTATATAAGATATCTCACCTTCAAAAATGCCACCTAAAGTAGATACATCACCTGTATTTCCCCAACGATTTGAAATATTAGGGATTAATGTAGGACTATGAACAATAAACTCCACAATCGAATCATTACTTATAGTGTATTGTCCTAAATTATCAGTATGTTCATCTGCCTTGCAATCAGCAAGAATACAAGGAATTACCTCGCCTGATTTCATAACAACATCAAATTTTGTGCCTATTTCAGTAGTGTAATAAGAACCGATAGCACAAGCATAACGTCCATCAATCATATAGATACCTGAATCATCAAGCTCATACTCAGACTTAAGCTTATATTGTGCTGAATTTGTACTTGTTATCATTTTAGCATCCATATAGCTCTTAAATGGTTTTTCACTAGGCACATCAAGGTCAATATAATAAGTTTCTTCTATAATAATATTTTCTGTTTCTTCAACTGTTTCTTCAATTTCGTCCAACTTATTCATCTGCAACTGACGTTTAAACATATTCTGACGAACTTTTATATAGAAACGTGATTCATAATAACCAACCTGTGCTGCTTTCGCAGTATTAATATGTACATTACTAGCCCACAAAGGGGCGACTACTATACTTGCAATAGCAATAGGAGCTATTACTTTACTTATCTTGTAAATCTTAAACACCCACTTCCATCATATTTTTGCGTATATAACTTTACATACACTTCATTTGATGAATAAGAATCGAATCCGACCGACTTTATATCCATATCCACTATGCCAGATTCATTTCTTACTTCATCTATATAATTATTCTCTCTTGTACCAACAGAAATATATGTATCATCAGCTACATTATTTAAGAACTTTTTAAGTTTACCTGCATTTATATAATTCACTCTTCAATTCTCACCTCCTTCCTAATAAAAATAATTATCTAATCATAGATAAGAACTGTTTTTCTGATATAATTGGAATATTAAGCGATTTTGCTTTCTGATTTTTAGATGATGTAGAATTAATATCATTATTAATAAGGTAAGAAGTCTTTGCAGATATAGATCCTGATACCTTGCCACCATATGTTTCTATTTTATTTTTAAGTTCATCTCTATTAGAGAAATGATTGAGTGAACCTGTTATTACAAATGTAAGTCCAGATAAATCTTTATAGTCATCTGTTTTAACAATTTGTGTTGGCTTTTCAAATGTAAGTCTTGTACATAATTGATGTACTTTATCTCTATTTTTCTTCCAATAATTATTAAAAGAAGTTATCATTGTGTCACCAATACCATCAATATTGCTAAAATAACTAGCACCATACTGGTTAATAACTGTCATAAATGTTCTTATATCATTATCACAAGCATTTGATATCTGTTTACTTGTTGTTTTGCCAATAAGGGGAATTGAAAGAGAATTTATAAAACGACTTAAAGTTGTATGTGCAGATTCTTTTATAGCATCAAGTATTTTAAGAACTGACTTAGCACCAAAACCTTCACACTTAATCCATATATTGTAATACTGGTCAAGATTGTATAAGTCAATATATCTTTTAACCCAGCCTTTATCTATGAGAAATTTAAGTGTAGCTTCTGATAAGCCATCTATATTCATAGCTTCTTTTGAACAATAATGTGCAAGTTTTCCTAAGAGTTTGCCCTGACAATCAGGATTATCACACATAAGCACTTCTGAATCATTATCTTTTACTATTTTAGTTGTACCGCCACAAATAGGACAGGATATAGGAATTTCATAAGTATTACTTTTAGTAAGATTTTCTTTTATCTGAGGAATTATCTGATTGGCTTTTATGACAGTTATTTCATCGCCAATACCCAACTCTAACTCTTTTAAAATTGATACATTATGAAGCGAAGCTCTCTCCACTTGAGTCCCGTCAATTTCTATCGAATTGAAAATCGCAATAGGCGTTAAACTGCCCATCTTCCCCATACTCCACTCTATATCTTTTAATGTAGATACGGATTCTTCATCATAAAACTTAAAAGCAAGTGAATGTTTAGGGTGATGTCCAGTCATTCCAAGTGATTTACCATATTCCACATTATTATAAGAAATAACTAATCCATCTATAGGATATAATTTTTCATTTGCAATAGCTTTTAACTGTTCAATTTTTTCATTTATATCATCTGTATTACTATTGTATGTAACATATGGAACTACTTCAAAGCCATAATATTCTGCAATTCTAAATCCTTCAGTGTATGTTTTAAGACCGAACGGAACTTTCCATGCAACAAAATGTACATGTCTATCCTTTGCAATTTTACTGTCAAGCTGTCTAACTGAACCAGAAGCTAAATTCCTGCAAGTCTTATATTCTCCATTAGTGTTTATATGTTCAAAATCATTTTTAGTGATAATTGCTTCACCCTCAATTTCAAACTTTTTATCAAATGGAATATTAATAGGAAAGTTATCAAACACTTTAGCATTGTGAGTGATAACTTCACCTACCTCACCATTTCCTCTTGTTTCACTCTTTTGTAATTTACCATTTTCATATGTGTTTAGAACAGTAAGACCATCCATCTTTAGTGAGATTACACAATCCTTACCACTAGAGAATTTTATTAAATCATCCACTGATTTAGTTTTGCCTAGTGATAACATTGGATGAGAATGTGTCGTTTTTTCAAGATTTGATACAACGTCATATCCCACATTTTGTGTAGGACTATTGGATAAAACAATTCCAGTTTCTTCTTCCCACTTCTTTAATTCGTCAAACTTACAATCGAACTCATAGTCTGACATAATCGGCTTATTACCATTATAGTAAGCTTCTGATGCAGCATTGAGTTCTTTGACTCTTTTTACTATGTCAATTTTCTCCATTAGCATTTCCCTCTCCACAAAATTC